AAGTCATCTTCACTTATAAAACCTTCAATATCTTCACTTAATGGTGCTGCCAATAACTTTCTTGCAATATCTAAATATTTTTCTTCTGTAATATTCTCATATTCACTTAAATGTTTTTCTATATGCTTGTTAAATTTCTTTTCACTAGAAAAATTAGAGTTTAACCAACTATTATTATTTATTATACCATCATTATTTATTTTTGAAACATCTTTTTTATAATTATTTCCACCATTTTCAATTACTTTAGATTTTTTAACATCATCATCTACTGTAGTATTAAATCCTCTGCAAAGTGGATGCACTACTCCAGGCGCTTCATCTAAATCATATATTTTACCATCCAATTCAGCACACTCTGAGCAGGTTCTACGGTCTAATATCTCATTTCTTCTTACTTTTTTAACTCCAACTTCTTTACAAAATTTCCTAAAAGCTTCATCTTCACAACGATTAACTTCCGTCTCAGTTAACCTTTTAGCTTCATAAACACTACTATTATAAGTTTTTTCTATATCTTTTTTTATTTGGTTAACATTTACCTTACCATCAAGAAAATTTTTAACTTGTCTGTGCAGATGCTCTGCGACTTTTTTTTCATTATCCCAAACACGTCTTGAAAAATGTTTCCCTTTAAAATTATTTTCTATGATTTTCTTTACATCTTTTAAGCTAGCATTATAAGAATAAAAATTAAAAGTATTTTTAACTGTATTATTTAAAATATTATTTATAACACGTGTTTGTGTGCCTTTTTGGCTTTGTGTGGTGCTTGTAATTAGCTTAGACAACCTTTTATATTCCTTGCGTTTATCTCCTCCCTTAAGGCTCATTAAGCCATCTATAATAGTATAAGTAAGCATAATTAATGCTATTTCTTTTAACAACTCATCCCTATTTTCCTTTTGCTCTTTATAGACTTCTTTTAGCTGTTCATTAGCTTCATCATAAAGACTTTTAATAAATTTTTCATCTTTATTCATTAGTCATCACCTTCAAATCCTAAATTATCTAAATCTATTGGATTTTCATCTTTAATTTTCTTAAGCTCATTTTTAGGATTTTCAATAAAACTTAATAAACTTAATCCAGTTTCAGTAGATAACTTATCACCCAATTGGCTTATCACTTGTGCTGTCATAAGGTCATCTTGTGGAATATTAGGTGTAAATTTAATCTTTATATCTCTAAAATCATATTCAATATTTTTAATAACTTTTAAATATATAAATAAAAATTTAAGTCTTGTCTTTATACAATCTGCTATAGATTTTTGATTAAGCTTACATTTTTCCTCTAATGCAATTAAACGAGCCCTTAAAGCTAATGAACTTAAATTACTTTGCATCTTCTCATTATGGTTAATATGACTAGAAAGTTGATACATTTTATCTTCCATAGTATTAAGGGTATTCTGGATAAAAGTATCATTTATATTTTTAATTAACCAAGCTGCAGTACCGTTTTTGTCTTTGATTTGCATTACTCCTAATTTTAGGGATATCTTTTTCATCTATAGCAACACCAGTTAAAACCATATAAGCATTACGGAAGTCAGAAATTTCGTTACTTATGTCAGATAAATTTGTTTCATAGGCATCTTGTAAGCCTTTTAGGTCTTTAAACAAGGTATCGTCTTTACCCTCTTCACTTAATTTAGCTAGTCCAACTGGCACAGCACCAAAAATATGTTTTGTAGGTTTATTAATTTTCTCAAACTTATCATTAAAATGTAATATTTCTTTATCTGTATATACATCAATATAAGTAGTATCATCAAATTTAAGCTTATAAGAGTGCATAAAAAAAGATATGTTACCAAAATCATCTATGGCAGCATATCCTTGTGTTGGTGGTATTACTTTACTACAAAATTGACCTTCTTTATCCACATAATATAATTCATAAGCCAAACTGTATATAAGCATATTTTTAGCTAAATTAGAGTCGTGTCCTTCACTCCAATGGTCAATATAATAATCTATATCATTAACTATATTTTCATCTCCACTCTTAGAAATATAATTTACATCATTTCCAACACTGTAGCTAACTTCTTCTTTAATAAATTTCTTAATATAATTAACTGGAGTTTTATTATTTGACCTTTCAGTAACCATTTTATAATTAGCCATTGCATCAGTATTACCTTTATAATACTCATACATTTTATCATAAGTAATTTTATTGCTTTGATATTCTTCATATGTTTTTTTAAGTAAGTCTATATCTATAATTTCAATCACCTCCTATAAAAAAGTTAATAAATTCATTCAACTCTTTCATAGGTTTTCTCAAATATGTCGAATTTACATGGATAAAATTCTCCATTTACACCTTTTATAATGTAATCTCCATTGGATATTTTCATTTCACCTTCTAAAGTTACAATATACCAACCATCATGTCTTATTTTAAGTGGGAAAACAAATCTAACTGATTTTCCAAATGCTCTATGCAAATCCATAATACTCGTTTTACCTTCAAAGTATTGAAAGGCTTCGATAATCACTGGTTTCTTTCTATATTTCATTTTACAACCTCCTACAATCCAAATTTTCTTCTATCAAGAATAGTAACCTTGCTAACAATCTCAATAGTTTTAATTTTAGTTTCAAGTTCAGAAATACAATCTATCATATCATCATGTACAGTATGCATCTGTCCCTGGAAGTCTTTTATTTGTTCTATTGCTTCCTTACTGTCTTCACATTCAGAACAAACAACTATTTGTCCATTATTAATTGGATCAATAACTGTACTTATTTTTTCATCTTTATTTTTTCTTTGCATTTCATTAATCCATTCATACTGTTTACCCTTTAGTATTGGACTTTTTTCTATTAATTCTTTGATTTTTATTACATCGGCACCTTGATATGTGTTCTTTTCAATATTTATATGGGTTACTTCAAGATTTTTTTCAAGCATTTCAACCACTTTTGCACAATATTGCTCAAAACTTAATTTTTTCATAAGTAAATTTCTTATATATGTGAAGTCATTTGTTGCTTTAGAACCAACAATTATAACAGTAAAATCAGATTTTCTATTTGTAGTTGATGCAGGGTCTACACATAACATTGTTTTTGTAAAATCATGATTTCCAATTTCTGCTTTAGTTTGAGTTCCAACAGATTTAAACCACTTTTCACCTATAGAACTTGCATCATTCATTAATTCACTCATAAAAGAAGCTCTATTTTCCCAGTAGGGTATAGCTAAATCATTAAAACAATCCCATTTTTCTTCCCAAAGCACAGGAAACTTCATATCTTCCTTATGGTTCTCATAAAATTGTTTTGCTTTTTCTTTACGCTGTTCTTTCTCTAACTTATCATCAAAGTAAATCTTTTTACACTCTAGCCATAATTCACTTTCAAATATATCCTCTACTGTTTGGTTAGGTTCTAAAATAATAGCTCTTCTTAAAATAGTATAATAATCATTATTTCTACTTAATCTACTCATTAAGCAATCTATATGCAATACAGTTCCTATTGCTATTATCTTAGTAGCTTGTTTAACTTTCTTACCTTTTCTATAAACAGCTTTATCTCCTACCTGTTCAATTTCTTTAGTCCATTTATTATATTGTTTATCTCTTGCGGCATCAGTTAAAATATTCTTCTCATCTTGGAAGTCATCACCGATAAATACAGTTGGTCTAATTCCTCCCCAGTTAGCACCTCTGACAGAAGTTCCAGAACCAACAGTTCTAATATAAGTATCATTAGTAAATTCAACCTCATTAGAATTAACAGTATATTTTTTAGGGTTAATTAACTTTCCAAAAGTATTTATTATCTTTTCATTTTCATTAAACACTTTTTTAATGGAATCCAAGAACTGTGTAGCATCTCCATCAGTCTTAGCACCGATAAGTGTAAATAAAGATTTTTTATAACAATGTAGCCACACTGAAATAGCCATATCAAAAATAGTTGTTTTAGCAAATCCCCTAGGTTCTAATACTGCTAACTTATCGTATTTATCTTTAATAAATACATCATCTGCAATATTCCATAACTCATAATGAGCCTTAGAAAGTTCCCTTGCTGCATTTGGTTTATGATCTATTGGGTATGTTCCATCTTCATTCAGCCCTTTAACAACAAAAGTATCACTCATGAAGTACAAACAGAAAAACGTTATATCTATTTCACCTAACGCCCTAGCTAATTTATCTAAGTTACTATTATTCACTCTTAGAAGTGCTTTAGATGTTTCACTATCATAATGTTTAATTAGATATTTATTAAGTAAATAGACTTCATATTTAATCTGTGTATCAAATTCCAAGCTACCAAAGTATATCATCTTAGCACCTCCATTTAATTATTTATGAGCATAATAAAAGCACCTAGATAAATTCTAAGTGCTTTTATATTAATTTACTTTCTTCATATTCTTTTCTATATCTATAATAAGTTGGTTTAGTTATTCCCAATAGTTTCATACATTCTACTGGCTTAATAGATCCATCAAGAACTCTTTTATATTCCTTTGAGAATTTATTAAATTCCAAAGCTCTTGGTCTTCCGTAATCCTCCCATTCACCTCTGGCTTTTTTAGCTGCAATTCCTTCACGTTGTCTTTTTTCTTTTTTCTCTAACTCAGCCTGGGCAAATGAAGCATACATTTCTATAAGCATATTATTTATAGTTTCCATAATCATAGTAGCTATAGAACTATCTTTAGGTAATTCAATTAATGTTGTTGGAATTTCTAATACCATTAATCTTATTCCGTTATCTTGCATCTTTCTTATTTCTTTTAGAATGAGTTGCTTATTTCTACCAAGCCTATCAAGTTCAGTTAAAATTAAGGCTATTTGTTCATTTGGATTAACCTGTTTTATAAGATTTATATCACTAATCATTTTATCATATGATGGTCTATCAAAATTTTTACCAGTTTGTTGGTCGTTATAAATTTCATTAACCAGTTCAATATTTTCTTTTTCTATAAATTGATTTATTTCATATATACCTCTATCTAAATGCTGTTCTTTTGTTGACGTTCTATG